ATTGGGACTTCGTTGAATATGGTAAAGCTCTTCGCGTCTGGAATGATAGGCAGAAAACAGAAGATGGGGATGATGGTAATAACGAGCCCCCGCCAATTGAGTGGATGATTGCAGACGACGTTCGGGCGGATGCCAAGGGTCATAAGGTACATTAAATATGCCAGCCGTCCAAGCCGATGCCGTCACGGTGCTTCTTGAAGCAAAAATTCAGCAATATCAGAAGGATATAGAGACAGCAGCCGCTAAAACGGAAGCTGTTTTTAAGCGTATTCGCGCGCAGGCTGCCAAGCCAATTACCCTTTCGGCAAATGTTCAGGCTTCCGAAACAGAAACTCGCACAGTAGAAAAAAATGCCAATCGTAAAACTACCGCCGCCAAAAAAGCGGCGCAAAACACGATTGATGCTAATAAAAAAGCAGCAGACGCGGAGATTGCTAACCAAGAGCGCATAACCGCCGCTGTTGAGCGGGGCATAGCTCGTCGCAACGCGGCGATAGCTAAGGGCTCCGGCACAATCCGAGACACCGGTACGCCGGGACTTGCTGCACAGCAAAACGCTTTCCTGCGCCGTAGTTCGGCCCTTGGTACGGGTGGCTCTATGGCCGCTCCCACTTCGCCTGAAGATAAAGTTGACTTCTTTCGACGTGATCAAATCGATACCATTGCTCGTCTCAACGCTGCGCAGGCGGCTGGCAATAAAGAAGAAGCAACGGCGCTTCGTGATCAGTTAACTCAATTCCGCTTGATTAATCAGTATCGCAAAGCGGGTCTTGACGAATCTGAGGCGTCCATACGCGCCGAAGAAAAGATTGCCGACATTCAGCGCCGTCGTGCCAATCGTTCCGATCCAGCACCACAAGCAACTCGCCGCACACTTGGTGGAGAACTTGGATCAGTAGCGCGCACCGTCCGAAATGTCACTGCCGTTGGCTTTGCCGCTTATGGTGGAGTTCAATCAGCTCGGGAATATCTCGAACTAACTGACGCGTACAAGCAATATAATGCTCAGCTTAAATTGGCCACTGCCGAAAATGGCAATCTAGCGCAGGCGCAGGCCGACACGCAGCGTATCGCCACGACTACGCGTTCAGGGTTGGCAGAAACAGCATCTCTTTACGCAACATTCCAGCGCAATGCTGGACAGTTGGGCTTAACTCAGATCCAATCTGCGCGCGCTACTGAAACCGTTACCAAGGCGTTTCAGATTAGTGGTGCCACCGCGCAGGAAGCTTCCGGGGGGCTTCGTCAGTTCTTGCAGGGCCTTCAATCAGGCACACTGCGTGGCGAAGAGTTTAACTCGGTTGTAGAGAATGCCCCTCGCTTGGCCAAGCTGCTTGCAGATCAGCTAACTAACGGAAATATTGGTGCTTTACGCGCTCTTTCAGCAGCTGGTAAAATAACCGGAGATGATCTCAAAAAGGCACTCACTGACCAAAAATTTACCGATCAGATTGATAAGGAGTTTCAGCAACTTCCCGTTACTTTCGATCAAGCTATGACAGTCGTTAAGAACGCGGCTATCACAACTTTTGGTGAATTTGACCAAGGTGGACAGTTTTCTACCGCACTTGCTAATTTTATTACCCAAGGTTCGGATGGTTTTTCTGGACTTGCCAAAGGCGCAAGTGATCTTGGTATTGAAATTCGCTCCCAATTCGCTGGTCTTAGCGATGCTTTCGAACCCTTAATTAATAGCGCTCAGAGAGCCTTTGGCTTAATAAATTCAAGTGCCGTTAGTAGTACGGAATATATCCGTAGCGCACTAAAATTGGTCGATGATTTTCGGAATGCCCCTGGCGATTTAGTACGCAATTTCGGGAAACAGACAGGATTGGATCAAAGCTCCGCTGGTCGGGCTATTCTTGGGAATAATCAAAAATCTGATCTTGCAGGTAGGTTTAGTAGTGGGCAGCGGTTGTCTGCAGCCCAATTGCGCGTTAACCGAGAAGTCTCCCGCCTAGAAGCTCTTGGCTATACCGTTCCCAAAAATACAGATGGTTCGGTTAATATCAGCGGTATTAAGGCTCCCACTGCGGCACGCAATTCTTCATTCGCGCCAGCAGTAGCTGCCCGCGTCAATCCTGATCTAAAAAAATATCAGGATCAGATTGCCGATCTGGAAAAACTCAAGGCAAGCGCGTCTGGCAAAGAACTAACTACAATAAACAAGCAGATTGCGCGCCGCCAAGCCATTGTCGCCAATCTGCAAAAGGGCGTGAGTTTGGCCGCTGCAACTGCGGCGGCTGGAGGCGTAGGTGGCAAGGGCACATCGGAAGAGACGCTTGCCAAACGCGCCAAGGCATTGGCGGATAAAAAAATCCGCAATGATGAGGCATTTAATAGTGAGATAGAGCAGCTTCGTCAGATGCAGATTGTCGCTGATCGTGAGCAGACTTCGGATATCGCAACGCTTGCTCAATTCGCTCGGGATGACATTGCGTCCGCCGAAAGAAAGAGAATTGCGCAAATTGATGCTGATGAAGCAACAGGTAAATATACCAAGGCTCAAGCCGATCAAGCGCGCTTAGCAACCCACAATCTTGCTTCTGCCCAGCTATTTAATGAGGCGGTAGATGAGCGAGTAAAGCTAGAACAGCAGAATTTGGAGAAGCAACGAGCAATCCTTAGCAACCAAGAAGACACGCTTTCAGCCTCTGTAGAGGGGCTTGAGAACCGCAAGCTGCAACAGTCTGTTGCAAAGCAGTTGTTGGACCTGCGTTATAGAGAATTGCGTGATGCGCAAAATGCCATTATCAATAGCAGTGATCCCAAGGTAACGGCAGACCAACGCCAAGCAGCACGCGATAGATTGCCGGTAATTGATGCCCAAGAAGCTGGAGCAAATCGCCAACTTTCAATAGAAAATCGCACTGCTGGGCAAAAATATGCCGCAAATCTAAACAGCGCAGACAGTCTCGCCGATGAGATTGATGGAATCAAAATTGAGGTTTTGGATCAAGTTGCTGATAAGTTGACTAACGCTACCACAGCGGCCCTTGGCCTTTCCGGGGCGCTAGGCGATATTGTTGGCCAAATTATCAAGATTGGTATCCAGCGGGCAATTATCGCGCCTATCGCCAACTCCTTGTTTGGAAAGGCCGATGGATCTAGCGGAGGGGGCGGGATTGGAAGCGCCATATCCAGCATCGCCGGTCTTTTCGGCGGAGCCCGCGCCTCTGGCGGCAACGTGTCTGCTGGCACACTATACAAGATCAACGAAAACGGCACCGAGGGGTTCCAGCCCGCCCAATCCGGCAAGATCATTCCTTTGGGACGCATGTCTCCATCTAGTGGCGGTGGAACGACGGTCGTGCAGAATATTTCTGTGGATGGGCGTAATTCAGTCACGCCCACTGGTTTTGCGCAATCCATTCTCACGTTGAGCGCGCAACAAGCGCAGAATGCCGCTAAGACCGCTTATAGCGCGGGGCAATCCTCCACCCCTGGTCGCCTGAAAACTTATAATCAGCTAGAGAGCTAATATGCGTGAGTCATTCCTTTTGCGTATCGATTGTGATCCACCGGCCCGCGTTTGGTCGGGTGTAGGGCTTCTTGCTGTCGATGCAGATGATGTCGAGACTGAGGACACTGTATATCTTGGCGCTGGCGAAGTCATTGAATTTCCAGACTTCGACATGCTTATCAATGGCGTCGCCCAGCGCATAGACTACAAACTTTCTGGAGTAAGTGCAGAAATGCTCGCACTTGCCAAGGAAGATGCGCCATCGGTTAAGAATGCTCGCGTCAACATCGGCACAATTCAATTTGACGATCAATGGCAACCATTGGGTCCACCAGTTTGGGAAGCGGAATTCCGCGCAGATAGCCTTACTATACAATCTGACCCGACAGACACTGGACGCGCCAGATCAATAACCCTATCGGTAGGCAGTGATGATACTGGACGTTCCCGCGCGCCCGTAGCATTTTGGACTGATGCGGACCAAAGAAGGGTTTCCCCGACTGATGCTTTCTTCGATCACGTCGCCGGCATTAACACAGGCACTACCCGTAGATTTGCGCCTCAGTAAAATGACCGCTGGTGATTTTGTTAGGTCAATGGTCGCCAAACCATGGGGTTGGAATGATTGGGATGCGCCAGATTGTTGTGTCTATATCGCTCGATGGTGCATCGAGCGCGGTAATGATAACCCAATGAATTTCACACAAGATTTGTACCATGACGAGAATAGCGCATACCGCCTCATTGTTAGGCATGGGGGATTGGTTCCGCTTTGGACGCGCGGCATGATTGACGCCCAAATTCCAGAAGCGGATGAGCCTATATTGGGGGACGTCGGAGTTATAGAGGCAATCACCGAAGACGGTTTGAATGAGGCCTGTGGGATTTACTTGGGTGACAAGTGGGCAGTTCGCACTCCCAATGGAATGCTTTTTTCGCCAGCCGTTCCCTTGCAGATTTGGCGTCCTTAAATGGGCAAGGTTATAAAAACTGCATTGGAGGTAGTGGGTATCGCCGCGCTGGCCGTTGTTACGGCTGGCACGGCTTTGGGTGTTGGTATTGGCTTTTCTATCGGAGCCAGTCTTAGTGCTACAGTTACAGCGCTGGGCAGCGCTTTGGGGGTTTCTGCAAGCGTAGTCGCTGGTGCCGCTTTAACAGGCTTGCAATTTGTTGCCGGAGCTTTTTCCAGTGTTCCAAAGCCCGATGCACAACAGACCGCCCTAAAGTCTCCCAGAAGCCCCCGCGTTGCGGCTTATGGTCGTAGCAAACTTTTCGGCACATATGTGCTATACATTACTGGCCCCAGAGGTACGGCATTCGACGTTTATGCAATTCACGACGGCAAAATTGACGGGTATGAAGTTTATTATATTGGAGATGACGTTGTAGCGAATACCCAAGGCACGGTTGGGGGAACTGGGGATGGTGCTTATTCCGGGGGAAATGTTGCTGTATTTTCTCGCCTTGGGGAAGCTACGGAAGCGCCATATTCCAACATAAATGAGCCCTCCGGCGGCATATGGACGGACAATCATCGTGGGGATAATGTTGCTTCTGCGCTAGTGGTTTTTGAGCCAGTAAAATCAAAAGACTACATCAAGGTCTATCCTAACGGCCAGCCATCTCTATCCGTGGTGGCCCGCTGGCAACCGTGTTTTGATTGGCGTGATCCAGCGCAATCCGTTAGTGATAGGTCCACGTGGAAATGGACCGAGAACGCATGTCTTCATCTGGCGCACTATAAATTGATGCGCGAAAAGTCGAAGAAACTCTCGACCGAGGCCTATCCGTCTCCTGAGGAATTACAGCGCGCTTGGGATCGGTATTTCGCACCCACTCTGAGCTATTGGACGGATGCGGCAGATGATTGCGACATTCCAGTTCCCCTGAAAGGATTTATCACCACCTTGGGCGATGTCTCAAACGCTGGTGATGACGTGGTTTTTGTGGCCGACAATAACGGCTTGGTGCCGGGGCTTTTGGTCACAATCTCATACCCCGGCGACGTGACAAAAACAGAAGAGAGAACAGTCGTTAGTGTTAGCGGCCCTTCGGTCGCGATTACGCCAGATTTGGAATACACCCATCCCGTGGGTTCCACCATGTCTTGGTCTAGCGACCCCGCGAATCCTGCATCCGAGCCTCGCTATCGCGGTTTGGTAAGTCACAACCTTACTGATGCCCATAAGGCCACTACCGCGCGCCTGACTGCATGTTTCGACGGCTGGATTGCGCCGCGCGCCGATGGTGCGCTGGTGGTTTACTCGGGACGCTTTTACACGCCAACGGTATCCATCACCCCTGAGGAAATTGTGTCTTGCACCTTCCGCGAAGGTATTAATGACGAGGACGCGGTCAACTCGATAGCGGTTAGCTATTTCAGCAAGGATAACAAATGGCAGTCTGTAGCTACAGATAATTGGGAGGATGAAGACAATATCCTCCAGACTGGGCAAGTTAAAACCAGCGCCTTGTCTGACGATGTGCCGAGTTGGGGGCAGGCGCGCCGTCTGGCAAAGCGTAAACTAGCTCGCCTTATGGCTCCCTATCAAGGCACGGTCATTACCACCAGTGCGGGACGGATTGCGCGTGGACAGCGCTATATAAATCTTAATTACACCGAGGGCGGTACGGAATTTTTCAACGGTCCGGTAGAGATTACCGCACTTACTCGAAACCTATCGACAGGCGGCGTCACCTTTCAGTGGGTTGCCGTTGATCCCAATATCGATGCATGGAACCCCTCAACCGAGGAAGGAAATCCAGCGGCGACCGGCGATGTGATTGCATCCGAGCCATTGGAAACCCCGGTTATTACCAGCGCGGTTGCCGAATTTGGCTTTGATAGTGGCGCTGGCACACAGGGCGTTTGCATCGATATCGTGGCAACCGCACCAAACAGGTCGGACGTTACTTGGTTCGCCCGCACACGCACTGTTGGCGCGGCGGTATGGGGCGAGCGAAGCTATACAGATATCGCTCAAGGATCGACTGTCGAAATCGTGACCGAGTTTGTGTCCGCCGATACTATGGTGGAATGCGAGGTTTCCTATCAGGTCGGCGACGGTCGTGTTTCCGAATGGTCCAATCCCTCGACAGTGGTGGACACATCCACCGCAGGTCTTGCCCCTGCACAGGTATCATCCCTCTCGGCTACTGGAGGCGCGGGCACCGGAACCACATCCTGGCAGAACCCAACCAGTGCTGGCCTGTCCTATGTCCGTCTCTATCGTGGAACCACGACGACATTCTCAGCCGCTACGCAGGTTGGTGCGGATAGGCCCGCCGCCTTGGGCGCAACCGACAGCGTTACCACCACCGGCCTTGCCGCCGGCACTTATTATGATTGGGTGCGGACCTACAACTCTTCCGGCACGGGTGGGACGCCTCGCGGTCCGGTCAGTTTTGTGGTAACGTAAGCACATGGCGTTCATTTTCCCCACGCATATCTTCAATCCCGCCGAGATTAAGTCTTCGCGATCCCGTAGAGTGGCGAGTGGTGGTGTATCCATCTCGGGTGTGGAAGATGTTATTCAGGTGGATGGCGGCGGGGCGTGGAGTTGGACGCTATCGGGAATTAATCTTCGCAACCCAGAAATGCTTCGCCGATGGGATGCTTGGGATAGCTATCTGGGCGGCGGCACCGTGGAATGCTGGTTGCCCGTGGCGAGTGTGTCAACAGCTCCCAGACCACTAGCTGGCGGGCGATTGATGCGCCCTGGAGATTTGTACACGGATGATCCACTATTTCCAACGGTGGTTCGCTACGCATCTCCGTATATCGTTGCGTCCTTTACCGCTCCTGCCGTATTGCGAGCGACTATTGTTAGCTTAGTTGTTAACCAAGGTGCTCGTGTTTTGGGTGGAGAAAAGTTTTCTGTCATGTCGTTAAAGGGTCCTAGGTTGTATGGCATATCTCGCGTCATTTCGCAGGATGGCCAAAACGCTACAGTTGAGGTATGGCCTCCTTTGAGAGAGCAGGTTGTATCAGGGCAGTCCATCAACTTTGAATGGCCCATGATGCGCGCAAGGCTGCAAGCGGCCTATGATATGTCGGGGTCGATCACCCATGGTAAATATTCTTCTGTTGAAGCCGTTTTTGTGGAAGTGACAAACTAATGTGGTTGCGCGATCCATTGCCGATTGAGGTAAGCCGAGTGGCAAACGTGCCAATAGGCGGTCAGTTTTGGGACGAAGTCGCCAATGGGCCGATGGATATTTCGGGCTGGGAATTTTCTGTGTCTGTGGCCGTTTCTGATGGACAGCCAATCATTTTAAACATTCCTGTCACCGTAACTTCCCCAAGTTTGGGAATGATTGATTTTAATATCAATGGATATGCCTTTTCTATCATTGATGGGGAAATGGATTCTGTATCTCTTTCTTATCAGATAAAAGCAACTGATTTTGCAGGAAATAGCATTATCGTTGTTCGTGGGCCTCTAATTCTAACTCCGGGTATTTAATATGTCGGGACTCACTCCTTCTGGTCGTATCAAGTTCTTAGTTACTGGCGCGCGTGGCGGAACATTCGCTGATGTTGCTAGGGCAAGCGGCGCATTCGGCGCTAATAGTCAAGATAGTGACGCTGAGGTTTTCAATAAATTTGCAGATTATGCAATTGAACAAAATCCAGATTTCAAGGGTGATAAAGGCGATAAAGGCGATACTGGAGGCAATGTTGAAGCAATAGGTCTTTTTTCGGATATCGAAAACATAACTGTTCCAGTTGGGACCAATGCGGTAAGAACAAGCGGCAGAGATGTTTTAGGACTTGGAATTTCCGATTACGTTAATGTTTCTTCTGGACCTGAAACGGAATTTCGCAAACAATCTTTAGATGGACGTTGGTTTGAAAGACTTGATCTAGACCCAGGTCGATTTCTATTTGGGATGGACAATCTAGGAGTGTTTCGTAATAACATTGCGGATGGTATAACCGGCAATAATATCGTCATGACCGGCGATAGTACAACCGAAGCGGCGATCGGCGCGGACGCGTCTTTCATCCCAACGGATCTGCTCTTGCGCGAAAGTCGCAATCGTGGTGCTTTTCTCCAAAAATTCGTCAATCGAGGTCAATCCGGCAAGCGCACTTCGGATTGGCTATCTACATATCTTGCTGGTGATCTAACGGCGGCATCCGGAGGTCCGGGACAGCTCATGATTATCCGCTGGGGAACCAATGATGCGGATGACGCCCTCTCCGGTGGCCCTTACACTCCCGCGCAGACGGTCGCCAACATCGACTCCGCCCTGACGACGATCAGAGCGAGCTATCCGCTCAACCAGCTATCTATCTTGCTCATGGCTCCGAACGCTTCTGTAGGGCGCGGTCGTAGCGAGGAGTACAATGAGGAGCTTTGCTATCGGTTAAAGCAACTCGCCTATAAACATCATACCGCCTATTTCGACACCTATAATTTTGCCCGCGATGTCCGTGCCAATATCGGCATCTCATGGGATGACACCTTTGGCGATGGTTCTGCGGGCATCCATCCTCGCGGACACATCACCGGGCTGATTTACAAAGCTGTTGCGGACTTCCTTTTCGAGGGCCTCGGAAAGTTCAAGCGCAACAATTTCATGAACCTGGGATCGGCTGATCGCACACTGGCTGCAGCTACGCTACCTGCGGCTTATGAGTATGGTGTAACGATCGACCGCGCGCTTACCACGCAGGGTTTCCCGGGGGCGCTCGATGGGGAAGTTGTATCTTTCAAGGGTGCCGACACAGCCCTCGGGATGCAGATGCATTATGCCAACGAGGGTGTCCGGTTCCGCGTCGCAGGCGGCGCAAACCTTGATTGGGCACTAGTGCCGATCACCTATACCGGGTTTGCAACATACGATCCGCCCAGCTTGGCGGATGGGGCAGGGGTGACAACGACCGTGACCTGCCCGGGCGCCTCTCTCGGTGATTACGCGCGATGCTCGTTCTCGAGCGATATCCAGGGGATTTCCGTCACGGCCTGGGTAAGCGCGGCGAATGTCGTATCCGTGCGGTTTCAGAATGAGTCTGGCGGTGTAATCGACTTGGCATCCGGCACGCTGCGTGTCCGGTCCGAGAAGTTTTAATGAATATTTTTGCCCTTCAATCCCGTCTAGGGGTGGCGATAGATGGCCATTTAGGTCCAATAACTTACGCCGCTCTATTTGCAAGTATGGGGGCTGCTGCATCTAGGGCTGCAATCTTGGGCAAAGGTGCAGCTACGCATTTTGCTGATTATAGGCTTCTGGATGGACCCGGCCTGCGTATGGCGCACTGGCTCGCTCAAGCCGCGCATGAAACAGGCGGCTTTGTCTATATGCAGGAGTTGGGCGGGCCTTCATATTTTGCGAAGTATGATGGACGGGCAGACTTGGGAAATACGCAGCCGGGCGATGGCGCTCGCTATCATGGGAGGGGACTGTTTCAGTTAACTGGCAGAGCCAATTATAAATCCTATGGTGAGACAATGGGGTTGGATCTTATCGACGAGCCTGATCTTGCCGCTCAACCGGACGTGGGGCTTTGGATTGCTTGCGAATACTGGAAGCGCAAGGGCTTGAATGCTCTGGCAGATGCGGATGACGTTGTGGGGATTACTCGACGGATTAACGGCGGAACAGTGGGCCTATCCGATCGCAAGGCGCGCCTCGCCGTAGCCAAGTCTTTAATCCTATGACAAACCCCATGGCCAACAAATCCTGGACTTCCATAGCTATTATGGTAGGGATGCCCGTCCTTTTGGGCTTTGTGGCATGGGTTATTCATATCCTGGCCGATCCACCTAAATGGTGCAGTGTTAGCGTTGGCTCGGGAAACAAGATCGCACTCGCGCCTATCTCCGATTGCTCCACCATCCTTCTGTCGCTCATCGACGGATTGCGCGGCATGGGATATGGTCTGTTGGGTACAGTCGCCGTTGCCTTTATCGCTGTCGTGATCCGCGATTTGAAAGTTGGCGTGAGCATCCATGGCCCCGGCGGCTTCGGATTCAGCGCGGATAACGACGCCGCAGATGGCGCTGCACATGTCGCGAAAGCTGCTGATAAGGCGGCGGAAGAGGTGAAAAATGGGTAGCATATTACTCAGCCTGTTGGGCGTGGGCAAGTTCATCCGCTCCCATTGGCAATGGTTTGCTGTGGCTGTGGCTATCGGTTTTCTATGGTTCGCATGGGAGCGACATGAGCGGACTGTTTGGAATCAGGGGTACAATGTAGGTTGGAGGCAACAGCACCGTGAATTGCTGATCGAGCAGGCTGGGCATGACATTACACGAGCGTCACTGGCGCAGGCTCTGATCGCCATCGCGGATCAAAACAAAGCGATTGCGGATATCAAGGCTAAGGCAGATGCCAAGATTATCGCCTCTGGCGAAGCTATTGCAGCAGCCAAGAAAGAGACCGCCAAAGCTGAGGATGTGGCTAAGGCGCTGGACAAGTCGGCTTCGGTTGTAGGCAAAAAGGATGCTTTGTGCCTGCCTAGCGAGACATTTCTACAGCATTCGGGAGAGCTTTGATGCGCGTATTGATATTGGCAGTATTGCTTGCAGGGTGTGCCACTGCACCAGTGGTGAAGCCAGCGGTGGAAATTAAAGAGGTTCGAGTAAATATCCCTGTATCCACGCCATGCGTGAAAAAAGAACAAATCCCCGCCGAACCAGAGAAGGTCGGCGACAAGATCGTTGGTGATCCGCGCCGCGACCTCGATACAGTATCCGCCAGTGCCCTGCGCCTCCGCGCATGGGGTAAGACACTAGCGGCTATCCTGATTGGCTGCACTGCCCCTTAAATCAACGAAGGAGCCCAGCCGCGCTCCCGTGCCCGTGCAATAAGCTCCCCATCCGTCAGGACCGTAGACCCACGCCGCCAGAACCGTCCGTCCTTCATCGGCTTGCCATGTAGATCACAGCGCGTGACCGGTCCTAGCTTCTGCATGAAGTCGCGCGCCTGACCCACGGCGGACATATCCCGCTCATATTCTGTAAGCGGTGACTTCCATGCCTGAATGACGGACTTGGATCGCGCTCGCTTAGCAGCTTCTTCGCGCTTATTCACGCCCCTGATAGGGCCAGCAGATTTAACGCCAGCATCTTTCATCATACGCTTGGCGACTGTTCGCCCCACACCTAGAACGGCGGCGGCTTGGCTGATGTTCAGGCCCACCACCTTATCGGCAAAGCCGTCTCCCGGAGTATTGCGCCACGATGGCTTTGCCGCTGGTCGAATACCCGCTTCATCGTACCAGCGCCTCAGCGTCTTGTTGCCGCACTTCCAGCGCTCGCGAGCCTCTTCAGCTGGTATTGTAGGGGCTGCAGCGCGGAAATCATCTGGCATTTCGCGCAGTGGCATCTTGCGAGGATCGCGCAGCCAAGGGCCGAGATTATGGCGTAGCACGACGCGATTTACGGTTGTGCGGGATACACTGTAACGTTCGGCTAGTTCCTGACCCGTTGCGCCTTTGGCAATCAGGGCTCGGGCTTCTTCTAGGGGGATTGGGGATTGCATCTAGTTAATCTCGGCTGCTAGTTGGCGGATGGTTTCGGGGGTCATGCTTCTTCGATCTCATTTACGGTTGGCTCGGGGAATGCTTCGCTAAGCACGTGCCGCCAATAATCTCGGCTTTCATGCCATTGCGGTCCGACGCTTTCGCGCATCACAGGATCCTTTATTTCGTCGTTAAATTCGCGCAAGCGCTCGGGCGTGTAAACTGTCCTAAGCCGCTCTTCCACGCCTTCATCGTCAAGCAAGCCCTTCTCGCGCATTTCCCAAAGCGTTACCTTGAAGCGCTCAAAAAGTTGATCGTAGATACCATGCTCGGTATTGCGCCAGCGGTAATAATTGGTTTGCGCGCGCAAGCCTTCCTCATATTTGTTTAGCCGTTCAACCGCACGATCGATCGCCTTGGAGTGGATCGCTACCTGAATTTTATTTAGCAAGGCGCGGCGGTCTTCATCGGTGATACCATCACTTCCCCAACGCTCTGCCATGCATTCGATAAAGCGTTCGCGCACTTCATCTTCGCGCCAAAGCCCTTCCGCCAGTTCGGCGGCGGGTACGCGACGTAGAATAAGATCCGCAAAATCCTCGACCGGAATGCGCATTTCGCCATCGCTAAACGACATATTTGGCATGGGATTTTCAGACCGTCCCCAAGAGCGGTATTGGCTCGCTACCTTGGCGGGCTGGTCGTGGTCATCGGGAACGGTGATTGTATATCCGCCAACACTAAAAACGCGGTCGCCATTTACCGTGGCAGATGGCATCTGGTTATTGGCACGATTGCCCCAATTGTCGTAGATTGCTTGTACTTCATCCATCTCGCTTCTCCCTAAAATAAATGCTGTTGTGGGGTTATGCCGCATTCAGTTCCGCAATAAAGCGGCCAGCGCGCGCGAGATGCTTGGCGGCAGCCTTAAACTGACCACGCTTTTCAGCGCGATCGTGATCGGCCATCGATTGATCGATCAGGTTTGCGAGGGCTTGCTTGCGGGTCATTTTCTTTCTCCGTTTGCGCTTCGTTAGACAAACCAATAATGAGGAGCGTGGGTATCGTCAACAACTATTTTCACCCTCTACGCAAAAAGCGCATTTTGTGATAATGGACATTGCATGCCCCCGTGGAGCCCCAGCCAATCCGAGCAAGTAGAGCGCCTATGGCGTCTCGGATGGACTGGCGCGCAAATAGCTCGGGAATTGGGCCTTACCCGCAATCAAGTGCTGTCGAAGGTCCGACGCCTCCAGTTGACCCGCGCGCTACGCTTTGCTGACGAGGTTGCAGCCTTCGGATGCGTGGAGAAAGCCGCTAAGGCGGTTGGCGTGTCGGCGCGCAAGGGCCAGAAGATGATGACCGCTATGAAGCGGCAATATGGGTGGCAGGCGAATTAAGCCAAATCGTCTTGACGATGGCTAATCCACACCGTCCTATCCGGCGATTGGATAGTATATGATTGCTGAGATGCCTCATCGCATAACCTTGCCGCCAATTTTTCCGCATGATCCCAAATTTTTTCAGGCGTCATAGGAAAGCGAGGATAGTTAATCAGGCCGACAATATAACCTTGTTCTTCGCCACCAGTGTATATGAAGCACGTTGGTGTAGCAGTCACGCACATTCCTACTTCATCGCAATACGTCCGGCACATATCCTCAATATCTGAGGCACGACCAGCGATGAATATGGATACGGGGTATGATGTGACTTCAACGCGCTTCATATCTCATTCTCCAAAACTCCTTGAATGGCTTTTACCAATCGGCTTAATTCTTCATAAGTTACGCCAACCCCATGCAAAGTCACATTCGCGTCTTCTATGGCGCTTGCTGATCCCTCGCGCCATCCGCCCATATCGTCTCCCTCAATATTTTCAACAACCTGCATGAACGGCATGGATGCCGCACTAAGCTCATTTATCCATCCGTATGACATTACGCAGTCTCCGCTTCGCAAACAAACCCGCATGCTGGCACAGATTGCCCGCGCATAGTAGTCGGCCAATCCAACGGGATCTCATCGATAAAGACGCGCTCGCCATTGATCCGCGTAAGACGCGATCCGAAACGACGGCATTGTTCGGCGCGGCGCGCGAACACCTCTGGAAAGTACTTGCGAGTCATGGCCCAATAATTTGGGCTTGATGCTTTAACGCATCCAAGACAATTACCATTGGGATAGCCAATGTCATAAACATAAGGCCGTTTAATTCCGCATTGTGCAAGGAAATCATGCGTATATGACTTAAGCATCCCCCATCCGATAAGGGGGCTTTCTTGATTTAGTTCAGGATAATTATCCTGCATATTAACAAACCGCTTGGCGTCGCGCTTATCGGCTGTATAGCCCCAATAATGAACATCGCTTGGCAACTGATAATTGAGACGAGGAACAAACTTCATAATTCCGGTGCATGGTGCGCCTGCTACGCCAGCATGATAGCGGCGAGCTTCAAACACTTCGTCAATATTGGCATATTCTGATGACTTAATGCGAATTATTTCCTTGCCGTACCATTCCTCTAGGTCGGCAAGGAAGCGGTGACTATCCTCATGCACACTGTCCCCCAAATCGCAATGAATTGGAATGGCGTCTGGGTTATCCACCATAATCATTTTAGCCATTACAGCGCTGTTTACGCCGTCAACCCATAGCAAATGTCGTGGCATATCATTCTCCTCTTATGCATTCGTATAGCATACGACCCAAACGTCAACCGAAATAATATGGCCGCATCGGACTTTTTCGACGCAAACCGCTATGATATACATTAAGTCATGGTGGATTTCCTAACTAGTGTTCAGTCGGATCGCGGGCCTTTAGAGCCTATTCCCGTCACGCTGGTGTCGAATGGTTTGGAAGTCGATATCGGTAACAC